TCTGATCCAGAGATTGGTATGATACTTGACAATGCTGTATCTAAAAATCTTACATCAGATGCAGAGATAGCAAGAGTATTTAATGATCCTACTGAAGAGATAGATGGCGATGAATTATATCATCGTATAGCAATGATATTAGATGATAACATTGATGCAAACTATGATGACTTCACAGCTTACGCACAAGGTAAAGCTAGATTAAATTCTATCTTAGTAGAATTAGGATATGATTCTATAAGACACTATACAGGTGGACAACATAAGAATACTGGTAAAGCATCAGGTGGTGTTGCTATAGCGTTATTAAAAGATGGTCACGTTAAACACGTTAACTCTCCTGAGTTTGATATAGCTAGTGATAGATTATACGATACACAAGTTGGTAAAGGCAGTATCAATGGTGCAATACTACAACATGGTAGTGATCCAGCAGCAGTATTTGCTACACGTAAAGCTGATGCAATAGTACCACAACTAGAAGATATGGGTATCTCCCCTTCTGTTGCAGGATTATTTAAAAAGATTAACAATAATGTTGTTGATGAAAAATCATTAAAGACTGCAAAGAAATTTTCTTTTGGTGTACAGATACGTAACAACTCAAGACGTGCAAGAGACTTCTCTAATGCTAACTGGTTAGCTGATTGGGTATCACCTCTTGATAACACTGGTATCTATGAAAGACACAACTCTTTAGCTGCAGATAAATACATTCCTATTAGACAATTACTTAACAAGTTACCTGATGCTTATGGTTGGGCAAGAAACTATGCAAACAACTTTAAGATTTTTGGTAAAACTCCACAACCTAAATCACATACAAAGATACTACGTGCATTACGATATGAGTTAGATACATCTTTACCACAAGTTAAAGCATTATCTCCACAAGAGATGAATGTTGCACAATCTATACGTAAACTATTCCAAGAAGAGTATGAGTTTCTTGTCGATAGTGGTGTAGAAATGGGTAAGATTAAAAACTATGTACCTCGTGTCTATGATGCAGAAGCTGTTAGACGTAACATGGATGGCTTTACAGATAAGATATCATCCTATTTACTACGTGAAGCAAGAGAAGACAAACGTACACTAACTAAACCTATTGCAATGGAGAAAGCAAAAGACATTGCCAATAGAATTATTGATGAAGATGGTACATATCTACCACAGTTTGCAGAAAAGAAATCACCACACTCTGACAACATAGATTTCCAACGTATGTTAAAACTAAATGGTAAAGAATTAGAAGGCTTAGAAGATTTCTTAATCAATGATTTAGATAGTATATTATCTAAGTATGTAGATGGATCAACAAGACGTGGTTTATTCTCACAACAATTTGGTTACAATAATTTTGGCTTTGATGACTACATGCGTGTAGGTACAGAAGGTGTAGCTGGTGTTGCTGACATGCTGATGTCAGATAAACAGGTAAAAATATCTTTACGTTATCCTACTAACGATGGTGGCATGGATACACAAACAACAACAATACCTAAATTGTTTGCACCATTTAAAGATAAGCCTGCACAAGCAAGAAAGTTTGCAAACGACATAGTAGCAATGGCAGAGGCTGGTGACTACATGAAAGCTAAAGCTATGTTACTACGATTAAAACCACTAGCTGGTGAGAATTGGCATGTACGTACAGAAGCAATCATCAATGGCTTAAGAGACTTTGGTGCAGATGGTAATGGTATATCTCTCAAGGAACAAAAATTCTTAATGAATTACTTTAGAGTGTTACAACGTAAGCCAATGGAAGGCGGAGCATTCCATGAAAGTTTAACAACAGCATCTAAAGTATTACGTAATATTAATGCAGTGACGATGTTAGGTTTTACAACCTTAACATCTATTCCAGATACATTCTTACCACTTATTAGAGGTGGTAACATGGGGAGCTTTGTTAAAGCTTGGAAGAAATACTCTACAGATAAACACTATAGAGAGATGTTAGAACGTACAGGATTAAACCTAGAGAATGTTATACATGATAAGATGGCTGGTATGTATGGTTACTCAGGTGGACGTGCAACAAACAACTTCTTTCATGTTATCGGATTATCACAATGGACAGGCATGCAACGTAAGATGGCAGGAGCAGTAGGCTTTGAAACATTCCGTACCATGAATAGAATAGCTGCTGATTTATATAGAAGCAATGGTACACAAACGAATAAGTACAGACGAGCAGCACGTATTCTAAAAGAGTTTGGCTTAGAAGATTATTCTAAACCTGATGCTAAAGGTAAATTTAAAGCAATGACAGAATTAGGCGAAGTAATGTCTTCTCCTGATGCTGATAGATTACGAGCAGCGATGGTTAAGTTTGGTAATGAAACAATCTTTGCACCTAACCCTAATGATTTACCTCTATGGACACAAACACCTATCGGTGCATTGATGTTCCAACTTAAATCATTCCCACTCATGATGGGTAGATTAAGTAGAAAGGTACTAAGTGAAGCAAGACAAGGTAATGTATCACCATTATTATACATGGCTACTTTCGGTGCAGGTATAGGTGGTGTTGGATCATTAGCTGTAAAAGACTTAGCACAATTCAGAGGTGGAGATGATCAAAAGTCTAGTCAATTTAGAGACAGAAAGTTTTCTAAAGATGTACTAGAACAATTTGGTAATGAAAGAAGTGAAGTATTAGAAGGATGGCAAAGAGATATAAATCAATTTGCAGATAAAAATCCTGACATGATGAAGATTGCTTTGTCTATAGGATATGATCCTACTCAACATGGCACAGTAGATAGTTTCTTAGGATGGTATGTTGAAGGTTTAATGCAACTTGGTGGATTAGGTATGGTAGCTGAGTTACTTTACAATTCATCTGCACAAGCAGACAACGGAGCATTTGGTATGTCTCGTACATTATCTTATATTCTTGGACCATCATTCGACACAGTAGCAAACTTTGGTTTCAATACATTGGCTGCTGGTCAAGAAGGGATAGAAGCTGCAGGTAGTAATCAACCTGTTGGTAACTCTGCAAGACGTACACTTACAAGACAACTGTTATCTCGTGTACCTTTATTTGGTGGTAATAGGAAGTTTAGAGAAGGTGGTACTGATGTATTAGCAGGCACACCTAAAGATACTAAAGTAAATAATTGGGGTGCATCAGGCTGGCAAGCTGGATGGAAAGGTACTAGCTGGAATTAGAATCAGGTGGAATAAAAACATCTGAATTTTTTTCACCTTGTTTAATCTCTTTACGTATATCTTTTTGAATATCTTTACGTATTTTTTTTCGTATCTCTTCTTTCTCTTCTTCAGCTATAACTCTATCAAGATAACGTAGCTTTGCTTTATCATCCATAATTTTCCATTCAGCATCTTCTATCTTTTGTTGAGTCCACTTGTTACTTTCCATTTCATTAAGTTGTTTTTTTGTATAACCATCATGAATCGACATTCATCACCTCCGCAGTACATGCAGCATAGCCAGCAATATCTATCCAAGAGTCTATGTGACGTGGATCCTCTTGCAATCTAGCCATTTTCATCCATACCATCATCATTCCATATTGATCAGGTGTAATCTCATGACCTAAGATTAACTCCCAACCTTTAATAATTCTTTGAAAATTTATTTTTGGATCACCATATCTAAGGTTACGATCGCCTTGTATAATCTCTTTAGCTTTATCTAATACATCTTCTTTCTTTACCTTAACCTTCATAATACTTCTCCGTATTGTAATTTTAAAACAAATGTTTCTGCCTCTGTATCAAGATCAGCAACTTTCTTTTTAAGTTCAACTATTTCTTTTTCTAAATGTCTTCTCTTATCTGTAGCTTTATTCATTTGATCTGTTGTATCTTTATTAAACATGTCATCATGCTTCTTCAGAACATCTAATCTCTCACCTATACTTCTATGTTCAACATTCTTTAGGTCTATTTCTCTTTCCAAACCATTACGTTGTAAGCGTAAAGTTTTTATTTTTTCTATGGTCATTTTTCTCCTTCGTATTGTTTTACTAAATTCTCATATTGATTTTGTATTTCCTCAATCTTGCTTGCTCTCTCTTCATTATTAATAATCTTGTTAGTTTTTCTTGCTTTATCAGCCAACTCTCTTAATCTTTTCACATCAACCAAAGTGCAGTATCGTAAGAAAGATTGTGGAGGAACGCCAAGAGGACCCCATGAACTACTCATAAGATCCTCCTGATTTTAAAGGTTGGTATAAAGTGTATTCGTCACAGAGTTTTACAGCCTCACTATCATGGAATGTGCAGTGCCAAGCTTTGTCTCCCGTATCGACTGGCTTTGCATGCTGACAGTTGTAACAAGCTGGAGAAGGATTGATTCCTTCCCAACATGTGCTTTTTTTAAAGCACATTTTACAAGCAAAATAAGCAGGATCAGAAGATATTTTCCTTCCTTTACCTTCTAACACTACGTTTATTCTCCTTAGTAAATCGGCATATTCAAACTCATCATAGCTAACTATCTCTGAGAGATACTCACTAGAGTTTTTATTATATGAAACTAGGCATGCTTTATGCATGCCACTTAAACCCATTAGTAATTGCATTTGTGCAAAGTATTTATAGTCAGATACTTTTACCCCAACCTTCTTGCATCTCTTCCATCTTGCATCGTTCATACTTTTAATTTCTAGTATGTGTTTTTCTTCATCTATAATTATTACACCATCACCATTACCCATGACATGATTACCAAACATGCTGTAACGATGTTGTTTACCTGTCTCTTCATCAATCTCACTAACTTCAAAGCCAGCAAGTTTTAAATCTTTTACAACTTCATCTTCTATTCTGTGACCATCTCTAAAAATTCTTTTAATTTTTGGTTTAACTTCTGATTCAGGGAAACCTCTTAGGCAATATGATAGATAAGCGTTACATGAATTACCAACACCTGATGCACCTATATATCTTCTAGGTTTTTCTCTATCTGAATCTTCAAAAGCTTTATCAATTAATTCTTCAACTGATAGTTTTGTTGTTGTTAAATAATCATCTATATTCATTTGTAATCTTTGTACCTTCTTCCAGCATAAAGCATGTCTTCTTGCTCCACTGTTATTAAACGAGCTTTGTATCCCCTCTCATGATTAGCCATGCGAGAGTTTCGATTAATAGTTTTAGCTTTCTTCTTTGCTGATATTAACAGTGATCGGTGATCCCTTTCCCTGTTTGTCGTCTTCGTCATCTTTTGCTACCTCATATATTCCTGATGCTATCTCTTCTAATTCTTTACGAGAAAGATTATTCATATCTTTTGTTTGAACGTCTACCTGTGCAAAGCTTAGTGATACATCTGGAACTACTTTATTTAATAATGCTGTGAAAACTCTAGCCTGTGTAGGATTCCACTCTCTTGTTCCATTTAATACTTCCTGTGCCATTGTTAAATTCTTACTAAGTTTTTCTGAAATCTTACCCCTCAAAACAGATACCTGTTGAGGGGTAAGTGATGGAGTAGTCTTAGACATTAAAACGGGATCTCATCCGTTGATGTTGTTGAGGAGGTTTCAACAACAGTTCCAGCAACTACAGGATAATAAGCACCAAATCTTTTGACTCGGCTACCCTCCCTTTTCATTCCCGTTGTGTCTGTGTACTCATCTTTCTCGACATGAACGCCTACCCTAAGACCGACTAAGGAGGAAATATCCCCTGGCTTATCAGGGGACGGGTGACCGCCATGTGTCAACAGAGCCTTGAGTTTTTCTCTACCCCACTTCTGAGCATTGGTTTTATTATTCTTTTCTTCAACACTCAAATTGTCTCCTGCAGGTACATGTACGTTGATAAAATCTTTTATTGATGATCCAGTACCTTCGTCTTTCAAATCAATAACAACTTGTTTACCACCTGTACGTGTATCCTTAACTTCAGCAGAATTAATTTTACAATTATAATCTCCAGCTTTTAAAATTGATCCACCAGAAGATTCCTTCTGTGCATCGACACCATCTAACGATAGTTCTCTAAATGAAAATGACATTATGCAGCCTCCTTTTTATTTGGTTTTGTCATTAGTTTAAAAATATCAGTGATATCTGCAGTACGCATCACTGCTTCTATCTTCCTGTTTGGATCTCGGACTTTACCTTTCCATCCTCTTACTTCATCACAAACAAGAAACCTTTCGATCTGAGGATTTGTACGATCACCATCAGTTACACGCACACCACACAATACATTGTCAAATATTGCAGGTAGTTGTTTCTGTATTGATGCTCCTTTAATCATCGCCCAATAATCTGTTTCACCATTGTCGTTTGTTTCTTCTTTTGCTAATGCTGTAACAACAACATTGTAAGGTAAGTCTCTTATCCACTTAACACTACCCAACATCAGACGTTGATTATCTCCCCACATAGCAAGTTTATTTCTGCTATCTCGGTACTCAACTTCTAAATGTTGTATAAGTCTGTCAGATAATTCTGTTAAACTATCCAACATAATCCATTTGTATCCTGCATTCCTAAAGTCTTCTGTGTCCATAAGTTTACAGATACCTCTGAATGAATAGATATTTTTTGATGGATTATTCTCACCATCCCACGATGTGAATGGTAAATAGTCAATGTCTGCATTCATTACTGAACGCAAACCACTCTCTCCACTTATGATAAAACCTTTACCATAATGTTTTTTCATATTGATTGCTTGGGTAGTCTTTCCCCAACCATGATGTCCATATAACAAAGTCTTCTGAACACCAGAATTTTCGACTGCTGATGTACTCATAGGTTTAAACGTCATTCAAACTCCTTACCTCTATTGAAGGTTTAATATGTTTAATAGTTAAAGCATCCCTCAAATCATTCTGCTCTTTAGTAGTAAGGTTTTTAAAATGCTTGCGATGTATGCTTAAATTTTCGCTTACAAAATGAGGAAGCACACTACCTGTATACAAAGATTTTAACTTGGTAGAATCCCAAGACCAATTCTCTCTTCGCTTTAAAGTTACCTCAAATTTATTAGTTGTTTTTGTATGTGTACCTGCAGATGTAGGTAATACTTTAGTTAAGTCGTCTCTTACAGTATCTCTTTTAAATGTAAGTTTATCAATCTGAGCTTGTAAGTTTTCATACTGTGAACATAATGTGTCAAAACTGTGTTGCTCTGGGGTTGAAACATTGGCATTATTAATCTTGCCATCGTCTTCTACATATACTTGAAATGGATCTTCTTCCATAAATTCTCCTTAAAGTTATGATACAGAACATCTGTTCGGTATCTTATTACACAACTTTGTTTGTATGCTATTGACAACATAGTGTCAACTTATTAATAACTATTAAATAACTTTATTACAGAGGAATATGAAAGTAATATTTAACATTGAAAAAATGGTGAATGATTTAGGTGGTGCAGCCAAGGTAGCAGAAGCTATTGGTAAGCATCGCACAGCACCTTATGGTTGGATAGCCAGAGGTAAAATAACAAGTGACATATTAGAATTAATTAAACTTAAATTTAAAGGAACTAACATCGATGGATACTTTGAAACTACCACAACAAAATGAAATACTATTAGAGGCATTTGAATATTTAGATAAAGGTTGGTCAGTAATACCTATACACCCTACTAAAAAATTACCTTTAATTAAATGGAAAGAATATCAATCACGTCATGCAACAGAAGATGAATTAAATAATTGGTTTACACAATTTCCTGATGCACAGATAGCAGTTGTTACAGGAAGCATATCAAGTTTAATTGTTGTTGATGCTGATAGTGATGATGCAAAATTATTTTGCAAAGCAAATAATTTATCTTCACCTTTTGCAGTTAAGACAACAAGAGGTATGCATTATTATTTTGCACATCCTAAAAATGGATACAGAAAAAAGAATGCTACAAATTTATATGGTGTAAAACATTTAGACTTACGTGGTGATGGTGGTTACGTATTAGCACCACCTAGTCATGGTAAAAAGTGGGAGCCATTCACTATTGATTGGGAAGACATGCCTATATGGGGTGGTGATGGTGACTTAGTTGATGTCAATTTTTCGTGGGAAAACCTTGATTTATCGAACGTGCAAGTCAAATCACCAGAAGATTATCTACCTACATGGGAACGATTTGAAAATCTTACAAAGAAAAATGGTAAGCTTGGTGAAGGAGATGGACGCAACGATGCATTGATTCGTTTTGCTGGAGAGAAAGTTAACAAAGGTATAACAGGAAGACAGTTAAAAGATTTATGTCATAAATTTTCTGATGAGTTTTTTCAATATGATTTAGAGAAAGAAGAATTTGAAAGAACAATATCTAGTGCAGAAGAAATGCACAGACGTGATCATCCTTATTTGTATGATGATACAGGTAGTCGTATCAATAAAAAGTTTAGACCAATCTATGCAAGTGATATTGAATCATTAAAAGAAAGAACAAGTAATCAAAAATATTTAGTTGATCCATTCTTACGACCAGCATCTATCATACAAGTGTATGGTTACTCTGGTCATGGTAAATCATTTATAACATTGACTACCATGTGGCATCTAGCATTAGGTAAAAACTTTGGTGCATTTGAAATCAATGCACCCTCTCGTGTTTTGTATATGGATTTTGAAAATGGTGCGAGTACAGTTACAGATAGATTAGATATCATGAACAGATCATACGGAGATCCAGATACTAACATGATGTATTGGTCATCAGCATTAATCAAACCAGAGGATGGTGGTGATATGAATCTACAGACAGATGAAGGTGTTGATATATTAGAGGGTTGGTTAAATGAATTAAAACCTGATGTCGTTGTCTTTGATACTATTCGTACAGCATTTGCAGGCTTGATGGAAAACAATGCAGAACAATGGGCAAGGATAAATAGTATCTGTTTAAAGATACGTAACAATGGTGCATCTGTTATCATGTTACACCATGCTAATAAACCTACACAAGATGGATTAGGTAGAGAGGCTGGATCAACCAACCAATTAACTGTTGTTGATCAACAGATACGGATTACTCCTATTGTAGAAGACAAGGAAATAGCTAGGACTAAAGCATCTAAACATGATCCAGCTAAGATAGTAGGATTAAATAAGTTACTTGAGGCAGACAGTAGGCTAGGTTTAACGATAGAGATGTCTTATGGAAAGCTTAGGGATCATACGGATAACCATGCCACTGTATCTATTGGCTTTGCTGAACGTCTCAAGACTGGTGAACAATATATTGTATCTGAGTCATCACCTAAACAGAAAGCTTTACGTATGAGTTTCAATGGATCAACAGTCATTGATATTGCTAAAGCTTTAATGATACCTTCTCGTACAATCAAACGATGGTTAGGATTAAATGATTGATAAAGTAGATGTCAATAAGTTTCCTATGGTTAGAGTCACATGGGTAGACGCAAAGGATGGGGTATCTGGTTGGGAAGAAATAGAAGAAATAGTTAATTATGATTTAGCTACTGTGGTAGATATAGGTTGGATGGTTTCTAAGGATGCCAGAAAAATTGTGATCATGGGTAGCTTCTGCACAAGTGATGAAGATCCACAAGAAGGTGGAAGATATACGGCTATCCCTACTAGCTGGGTAACGAAAGTAGAATATTTAAAAGTTGATAAAGTTAAGTTGATAGAATGACTACGCTACGGCTTCGCCTTCGCTAGCTTTACTCTCCAAGACAATCGAAGATTGGCTTGGCTTCATAGAAGCAAGCATTCTATCAAAATTTTCATCGTTGTCAAGTAGACACCAAAATACACAACTAACACTTGCAAAACTACCCATAAGTTGTGTATAAGTTATCATACACATACTACATAATGTAGTTGGGAGACATTAAATGATACAACGTATAGTATCACAGAGACGATATGCCAAAGCGAGTGCCTGTGACTTCACAGGATATAGAATGGCTTCGTCAAAATGCCGAGAATTTACCTGTCAAAGATATAGCAAAACGTTTCGATTGCTGCATCGACACAGCCAAAAGAATTTTACACCGAAATGACATCATACATTTTGATGGAGCAAAATATGAGAAGAGACGGGATCACGATTTAAAGATGTGGAGTCGACCCTGTATGGGTTGCAAGTCTACTGATCCTCGACCAAAGAATCAATACTTCTGCGACACCTGTCGTGAGAATCTTGATATGGAAAACTCTCATGATGGGTGGGTATAGTGGCTAGGTACACTTACTTCCAAACAGGTGACCCTTTTTCTGAGTGGCATCGTCAACAACAAGGCATCAGGCAAATAGATATCGATGGATGCGAAGTCTGTGAATACTGCTATGCACCTCTCGCTTTATCAGAGACAGCGTATGACAAGGGTCAAAGCTTTAAAGCCTTCTGGACGACTCGTTTATTAGCATTAAAGGCTAACATCCCAGCCTATCTTATTCTGTACAAGGTTGATGAGGCGACAGAGAATAGAGATGTCGTTTCCCTACGTATCAAACGTATCGCACCAGAAGTATCCAAAGACTGGGTAACCATTAAGCCTGAAGATTTTCGCAAGGAATTATTAAAAATACAATCACAACATAGAAAGGAATGTAAGAAACTCCATGAGTGGAAAGACTGCCAAGAGGAAAGGTAGTGGCTTCGAGAGAGAGATAGCAAAGTATCTCAATGAAAAGCTAGGTATCAACTCGTATCGTACACCCCTGAGTGGTGCGATACAAAACTTACGTGCCGACTTGATGGGTACACCTGACTTACATGTCGAGTGTAA